CCACTAATTGCATTAACCTCAAACTCTATCTTTGCACTTAATCTACTATCACCACCGCCATACGTTACTCCCTTATCTCTTAACGATTGTTGTAAGTCATCTTTAACGGCTTCACCAAACTCAGTTAACAACAATTCTATTTCATCATACAGAGCCATTTAACGCTATTAAAAATTTACCTTTATCTTTTAAGTAACTTAATCTATTCATAAAACTTATTACATTCCAATTAATATAGATGTATTCCCACCCTACTCTCTCACTTTCTGCTACTAAATCTATATTATATTCCCATCCCCACGTATCAAGAAATCCTGAAACTCTTTGTCGTTCTGTATCTCTTTCATTATCTCTTCTATCGTCTTGTTGCTGTTCTCCAAATAAGTCAGAATAAGTGGTTCGCATCTCATCCATAAGTCTAAGTAAAAAAAAAGCAGCCCTAGACAATCCCCCACCTTTGCACTTAACAACTGTTTGCTTATTTTAGAATGGGCATCAGGGCTGTACTTTGATTTGCCTATAAACTTATATGGTTTAAACATCACAGCTAATAAATCATTAGCACATGAAATATAATTATTGTTATTAGCCTTAATGATACTAAAGAAATCCACCATCTGATTAACCCCCATTTCTTGTAATGACATTGTAGGAGTTAACAAATACTTACCACACCAAAAACGTTTAGGTATAGATAAGTTTTTAGGTACGTTTGATGTGTAATTGATTTTAGTTAGATAGTATCTAATATGCTTTAAATCTAGTAACTCAATAGCCTCTACTGAATTACCAGATAAGATAGCTAACTTATTGACGTTCTTATCAATAGTATCAATATCTTTATTTTGGTCTAATTCATATAATTTAATGAATTGAGCCAAAGTCATATCTTCAAAACGATAAGGTAATTTCATACTAATATAATACGAAAAACCTTAAAAAGTATATCTTAATCTAGTATAATCATGCCCGAAGTCTTAAGGTCTTTTAATGCTTTATAAGCAAAGGCACAAGACATAACACCGTCATCATGGAAACCTAAAGGGGCTGTATATTTAATACTTCTACTCTTATGGCTGTACTCATAGGTGAACATATCAAACTCTTTTAATAACCAATCTATGTTAAGTGAGGTAAATTCTTTATTCTGTATAGCTACTTGTAATGATTCAATAGCGTCTTGTTTACTTTTAGATGTGGTTGTAAATGGCTCTACATCACTATATTGGTTTCTTATTTGTTCAAAGATAGCATCTCCAATACTATTAACCTCTACATAGGTTTTACATTTAAAGGCTTTTAACTTTTTAACTAACTCATTAACTATTGATTGCCAAGTGTTATGCCTCCAACGTTCACAATGTACCATTTGACCTAAGTCATTAATGATAGTTAGTACAGTATAGTCATCTGCCCTACCTAAATCTATACCAGCATAATACCTACCAGTATCTTTAGGAGTGTCATTGATAGGTAACTGTTTAAACACACCGCTACCATTATCTACAAACTCAGCTAAGTATTCTTGTTTAAATACGTTTTCAGGTAGTGTAAACCTAGCTCCATCTATTTCATCAGCTAAAGCTAAACCATCATAAGAAGTCATCTTAAACGACTTATATTGAGGATTTAAACCGTCTAAGTTAAATAGATTATAAAAGTGGTTCTTACCTTTAGGTGTTGAGATTAATAGTACTTTCTTACCTTTAACTAATACGGTAGCTCTTAATACTTCAGTCCATGCTTGTTCACTCATAAAAGCAAACTCATCACAAACAAGGTAATCAAATGTAAACCCCCTTATGTTATCGTAACGTTCAGCACTAAAGAATTGAATAGTAGAACCGTTTTTAGTCTTGATTATTAAGTCGGTAGCATTAGATTGTATTAAACCAGTCCCCTCAAAAGCCTTAACCATTTCATCAAAGACTTTCTTACATTGTTTATAGATAGGTGATACCCATGCACATTGAATGTTATTCTGATTAAAAGCCCAATAGTAAGTTTGGTTCATTGCTAACATAGTCTTACCAAACTGTCTACCAATGTTTAATACATAGTATTTGTAAGGATCATTGTTTATGCTGTAATGAATCCTATTCTGGTTCTGATGTGGTTGGTATAGGGTTACCGAAGTTTGCATTAAAGTTAGTTAGATTAATATCAGTCTGATTTTTATCAGTCCATCCAAATTTATACTTAAGATATTGAATACCTTTACCCTCATTAGCAGCTACATCTAATTGCAACGCTTTAAATAAATTATCAATCTCATTTATAACTCTCTGCTTATCAGTATTATCCCATTTAATCCAACGATAATAGGTGCTTCTGCTTATTGTTTTATTCTTTTTACAATTCTTTGGTAACCAAATAGTTAGAAAATAATCTAAAGTAGGGTTTTTTCTATCTGCAATCTCAACTATATCACCTTTATTTGATAGCTGTTCTTTACGTTTAGACTCACACTCTTCTATATAAATAAAAGCATATTCTAATAGATTAGATAGATATGTTCTATTTCTTGCCATTAGTTTAATTTTATCTTTTTATCAATTTGAACTCCTGAATACTGTTCTTTAATAACACCATCTACTACAACCATAACTGTATTAGTTTGTTGTATGTTTGCTACTTGTGAACGAGTGCTAATATAGATTGAATCACTATTAGTATAGTTTCTAATAGTTCTAGTTAAAGAGTTATTAGAAGTATAAGCAGAATCTATTTCAGGGTCATAAGACCATTTAACAGAACAGAAGTTATTTACTGCACCATAAGTTATGTATATTTCTACATACTTTGAAGCTACTACAATAGGCGTGTTAATTGCTGGTAGTTCAATAGGCTCAATTTGTTTAGGTTTAGCACATCCTAATAGGATTATGCTAAGTAATAATAGTTTTTTCATATCCATTCGTTTTTTTTAGCATATACATAAAAGTCTTTAACTTGAGCTATCCAACCACCACCACAAGAACCACAATCAGAGTAAACAACTTTAGACTTAATATTCTTTAGTTCTGTTTGCCAAGCCTCTACAATCTCTTTTAAATGAATGTTATCATTTTGAGGTAAATGCCTACAAGTTGCTATAACTGTAATAAAGTCTTTATGTTTAATTACTACTTCCCTTGGTGTCATATAGTTTAGCTATTGTATAACTTATAAATGATAGTAATACACATTGATACAAAGGTAAGCAATTATAATAACATACGCAAATACTTAGCCAAAATGATAAACACTTAGGGCAGTCAAAAGGTGGTATAGGTTTAGTGTATAAGTAAGCTGGTTCATCTGGTAAGTATCTATCTTTATTATACCATATCTTATAATGAGCTAAAAGTAATTTAACTACATCTATCCAATAGCTTTTGGTAATAAAGAAAGCTAAACAAATACAACCTATTAATTCAAATATTAACATTGTTTCTAATTTTATCTTTTAATCGTTTACGTTTTACTTTTAATGTTATGTATGGTATGCCTGACTCTTTACTAATATCTATTAAACTCCTATCTAAAGATTCAGTTAATAATAACCAATCTTCTACTTTAATTGACTTATCCTTAGATACATAGTCAAGTATTTTATTAGCGTTTATATCTATATTTATGTTATAAAAGTCTTGTTTACCATCTAAAGTTAACTCTTTACTATGTTTAGATATTTCATATAGTGGTGATTGACATGGGTTAAATACTGCTGGTTTAACTCTATAACTATTCTGCCTAAATATAATACCCATGCAAAAATATTCTAATTGCTTATTGTTATGTAGTTCTATTAGTTTAGGTTTATCATACTCTAATACTGCAAGTATAAACTCTTGGTACAGATCTTCATAAATACTAGAGTTATTACCCTTACAAAGTTTCTTACAAAATCTCTTATACTGATCATGCTTTATAATAGTATTAATGATTTCGTTATAATTCATGTTTACAAATATAACAAATAATCTAACAACTCCAAAATAACAACAAATTTAATAGGAAAAGTAATTAACCTAGCTAAAAAGTATAGTGTGTTTAGTATCATTTGGTAAAGATAGTAATTAAAAAGTAACTGGTTACAACTGGTTACAATTTTTATTCTGTTTGATTTTCAATACTTTACAAATTATTTACAATTATTTTAAAAATAAATGTTTTTTGTATTGAAATAAACTTTACATTTGCTTATCATTAATTTACAAAACAATATGAAAATACCATTAAAAACAATGAATCAACAAGAGAGAGGTGATGTTATGGCTATTGTATCACATAGCGGTATATCACGTCCAACTATTACAAAGGCTATGAAGTCAGGTAATGGAAGTAGAAAAACAGTAACAGCTATATTAGCTTATTATGAATCTTTAAAACTAGCAAAGTAATGGTAATAGACAAAATGTATATCAAAGGAGTATTAGATGCTACCTTAGATGAGTTTGAACAAGCTGAGAACCACATTAACCCCGATAAAGATTTAGAGTTCT